CCCCCGCGCCGCGTCGAGGATCTTCCGGGCTACCAGAACCGCGTTCCGATGCCGCACGGCTAGCAGTCCTGATAGACTGCGTTCGTGGCGTACTCGACGAACGCGGATCTACAGAATCAAGTCGGTGGCGCTGCGCGGCTCGTGCAGCTCTGCGATCTCGACGGCGATCGGCTCGTCGATCAGCCGGTGATCGATGCCGCGATCGCGAGCGCCGACGCCGAGATCAACTCGTATCTCGGTAAACAACGGCTCGTGCCGATGGCGACGCCGTATCCGCAAATGATCATCGACATTAGTGCGCGGATGGCGATCTATCGCATGCGCTACGCGAAAGGGATGCCGGATCAGTGGACGATCGATCAGCACGTGCTCGATCTCGACTGGCTAAAGGCCGTCGCCGATGGGCGCGTGACGCTCGGCGTCGATCCCGAGCCCGCGAAGGCATCGTCACGGATCGATGCGTCGACGGAGCGCGCGTCGGTGAAAGAAGTCGGCCGGAAGAAGCTGCACGGGTTCTCGTGAGCATCGACCTAACCGGCGTCGTCGATCTGCGCGACGTCGAAAACGGACTCCGACGGATGCAGCTCGCCGGGCACAATCTCTTGCCGGTGTTTCGTGCCGCCCGAAAGGCCGTGCGCGCCGACATGCGCGATCACGCGAAGCAGGAAAAGGCGCCCGATCGCTCGTGGCCGTCGCTCGCCGCGTCGACGGTGCGCAACCGGCAAGCCCGCACCGGCAAGCAAGGCCGCAAGCGTAAGCGCCCCGCGCGCCGCTCCGTGCGCAAGCTCGGCCGACTTCCGGCCGCGTTCAAGATCGAAATCACGCCGATGTCGCTTCGTGCCACGTCGCGCGTGAAATGGTCGGGCGTGCACCAAGACGGCACGGCGCGCGTGCCCGAGCGGCGATTCCTGTGGGCGTCGCCGCGTCTTCTTCGGATCATCGCCGATAAGGCGGCCGATCATCTCGTCGGCGCGCTACAAGGTAGGCCGTGAGCTTCAGCGGCGGCATAGCCGGCAACATCGGCGGTGGTTGGATCGGCGCGCTCTCGGTGCCGTCGATGAACGTTCGGCAGTTCGATACCGGGCTAGGGAAGTCACTTCGCGCGCTCGTGCAAGATGGCGTGATCGATCTACTTCAGCGGATGCTCCGCGAGAATGGCGGCTACATCCAGGCGATCGAACCAACGTCGGTGATCGTGCGCGGCGCTAACGACGAGCAAGGGCTAGCGCTGATCCTCGATCAGCTCCAAGGCCGATCGCCCGCGATCCTCGTCGCGACCGGCGACAAGTCGTACTCGGCGGCTGGTATTGGCGGCTTCCGCTGGCGGGCCGAGCTTCGCGTGCACGTGTACTTCGTTAACAACAGCCTACGAAGCCGGCTGGCGCGGCTCGTCGGCGACGTCGTGTCGGACGCGGATAGCAGTGCAGATCCCGGGGTGCATATCGCGATGGAGCACGCCGAAGAGCTACTCGTGGGATCGATTCCCGGCGGAACCCTCAACATGGTTCAGTCGATCGTGCCGAACGAAGAAACGCAGCTCGGCGAAGACGCGAAGCAAGAGCTGTGGCATCAGGTCTATACAGTCGAGGTGTCACGCTCGATCAACGCAAAGCGTGACATCACGCTAGAACTGGAGCGGATCGACGCGTACCATCGGCTCGCAGATCAACAGCAGCCGACCGACGCGCCGATCGTCGCCACGCAAACCACCGTAGAAGAGCCATGAACACACTCAAAGTCGAAGCCTGCGAAGGCAAGATGGTTCCGCTGCACGCGAGCGACGTGCCGCACGACGCGAACATCACCGGCCAGTTCATCCTGAAGGCCGGCGATCCGCCGATCGATGTTCCTGACTCGACGGCGATCCGTCGCCGGATCCGCTCGGGCGATCTCCGCGAAGTGAAGTCGTCGATGTCCGCGCGAGTCGAAGCGGCGCTCGCGAAGCCGGTCGACAGTCGCTTCGATTCACTGAAGTAAGGAGCGCGCCATGACGATCAACACCGGTATCGATTCCTCGCTTCTGCGCCCGCAGACGTTTCACACGATCTCGTACCTCACGGGAAATCGCCAGCTCGCGCCGCTTCCGCAACGGCTCGTGCTGATCGGCCCGATGGGTACGACGCTTTCGCCCGCGCCGACCGCAGTGGCCGGCGTCGTGATCGGGCTCGACGATCCCGGGCAAGTCGACGCGCTCTTCGGGCTCGGCTCGTTCATGGCGTTGATGGCGCGTAAGGCGTTCGAAACCGCCGCGATGCTCGGAGCCGGCCCGCGGTTGTTCGCGTGTCCGCTCGCCGAGACGACCACGAAGCAAGTCGAGACGGCAACGATCGTCGGCACGTCGACGGTGAGCGGCGATCTGATCGTGCGCATCGCCGGGCGCTACATCACCGTGGGGCTCGCATCGGGCTCGACGGAAACGGTTGCAGCGGCGGCGCTCGTTGCGGCGGTCAAGAACAAGTACCAGAGTCTCCCCGTGACCGCGGGCGCGGCAGCCGGCGTCGCGACGTTCACGAGCACAGTCAAGGGAACGCTCGGAAACGACGTGACCTTCGAGACGGTGCAGATTCCGGCCGGCCTGACGCTCGCGTGGGCCGTGTCAGTCGCCGGTGCCGGCGCGCTCGATATTCAGACGGCGCTCGACGCGATCGCCGGGCAAGACTTCGACGGCATCGCGATCAGCAACCACGTATCCGGTGACATCACCGAGATCAACGCGCATATCGCGTCGACGTGGACGGCGGCCGAGAAACGCCCGCGATGGGTGTTCGTCGGCGAGCCCGGCACGATCGGCACGGCGACGTCGCTCGCATCGTCGGCGAATCACGAGGGCGTGCTCGTGATCAGCATGGAGCAATCGCGCTCGCTTCCCGGCGAGATTGCGACGGCATCGGCCGTGCTCGCGTTGTCGAAGACGCGGCCGAACGCGAACTATGACGGCGCCCGACTGCCGTTGTATCCGCCCCCCGTGTCGTACATCTACACGAGCGGCGAAGTCGAGACGGCGCTAGGCGCAGGGCTAACGCCGCTCACCGCGATCGTGGATCCGGCGTCGCGGAACGTCGTCGAAGGCGTGGTGTCAGTGATCCGGCTGATCACGACGCGCACCACGCTCGCCTCCGTGCCGTTCACGCTGCTTCGCGACTTCGGGATCTCGCGCACCACGTGGGCGATGGCGCGTCAGTACGATCTACGCTTCGTCGCGCAGTTCGGATCGCTCGCGAATCCCGACGGCGTGTTGCTCGACGACGACACGCAGAAGCAGATCCGAGACATGGTCGTGAGTCTCAACTACGCCGCGCAAGACGCGAAGTGGTTGCGCAACGTCGACAACGACAAGGCGCTGATCCAGGTCGAGCCCGACGCATCGGTGAGCGGCCGGCTCAATGTCGATTCCTCGTACACGATCGTCGTCGGGCTACATCAAGTCGCCTTCGTTCACCGGGCGTACCAGTAGGAGATCGTCATGGGCGAGCCACAATCAAAAGCGCGGATCTACATCGACTACTCGGGCGGCAACTACCAACTGAAGCGCGTCAAGTCGTGCGACGTCTCCTTCGAAGCCAAGCTCGAAGTCGTGAAGGCCGTCGGGGTCAACAACGGTGCCGGCTTCCGGGAAGAGAACGGCGGCGGCGAGCTGACTTTCGAGGTTTACCGCGAAGACGTGCCCGAGGTTTCGTACCGGAAGCTGTACCTCTCGAAAGAGCGGTTCGGCGTCACGATTCAAGACGGCATGCCCGGTCAAGTCGGAGTGCGCGAGCAGTACCGCTCGTGTCGTGTCGAAGCTCCACCGGGCCGGAAGATCGACGAAGCCGGCAACATGATGGATACGGTCAAGCTGAAGTTTCTCGACTTCGGCGAGCTATAGCCGCGTTTCGTAGTACGTTCGGCGCATGACCAAACTTGGAAATGCGATCCAAGGGAAGGCGAAGCCAGTCGAGGCTTCCCGCTTCGCGCTAGCCATCGCTGGCGCTCGCGTGCGGCATCCGTTCGTGATCCCCCGGTTAGAGATACCCGCGGTGATGACGCTCGTACCGCACAGCGCTGCGCAGCTCGCGGAAGCCGCCGTGTGGTCGACGATGCGCGGCCTGGAGCTGGAGCTAAACCGCACGACCGAGCAGAATTACGAAGCCGAGCGCGCACGGCGCATCCTTTCCGAAGCCGTCTTCGATCCGGATCCCCTGGAGCAAAAGAACGAGTGGATCAGGTTCGGCACGGTCGAAGAGTGGGGCGCACTCGACGATGACGTGATCGCCGAGTGTTGGCGGATCTACGGCGACGTGCGCGAGACGTTCGATCCGGTGTCGATGCCGCTCTCGAAGGATGAGCTGGCGATGATCGCCGACGCCGTAAAAAAAAAGGATCCGAAGCTGTTACGCTTTTTCGGTGTCAGGCGGCTAGCGACCTATTTGCTTACTACGGCCGAGCCGCCGTCGATCTCAGCGACACCGATGTCTGGACCTTCGGAATCCTCCGAGGCGACCTAACGATCGAGCCGACCGGCGCACCGCTCAAGCCTGGTAGTCGGCGCTTCGTAAACGTAGACTACGAAGAGCCGTGAGTAACCCAGTCGCCAGCGTCGAAATCCAAGCCCGATCAAGCGGGCTCGCGGCGCAGCTTCGCGAGATTCGCGCGCAGTTCGGACGGTTCGCCGACGGGATCGGGGCGGGCTTCGACAAACAGTCGAAGAAAAAAGGCGGCCTGTTCTCCGGGTTCGGCGGCGCAGCGTCGACGGCCGGCGGCGTGCTCGCTGCTAACGCGATCTCGCGCGTGACCCATCTTGCCGAAGAGGGAGCGGAGGGCGTCTTCGACTTCGAGCGCAACTTGACCCGGTTCGGGATCGCAGCTCGGCAAACGCCCGCGGAGATCGACACGCTTCGTTCATCGATCGGCAAGCTCTCGATCGAAACCGGGAAGAGCCGCGAAGACATTCTAGGCGGCGCCCGAGCCTTCGTCGATCTCGCTGGCGCGGCAGCCCTCACCGATAGCGCCGTCTCGACGATCGCGCGCACGTCGGCCGCGACCGGATCGGACGTGAAAGATATCGCGACGGTGATGTACTCGCTCACCGACGCGATGAAGATCAAACCGGCCGAGATGGAGTCGACGCTATCGGGGCTCGTGAACCAGTCGAAGGATGGATCGGTCCACTTCAACCAGTTCGCAGAAGAGATCATCGCGATCGCCCCGCAGTTCGCGCGCTTCGGGCAAACCGGCCGCACGGCGACAATGCAGCTCGGCGCAATGTTCCAGGTGATGCGCAGTGGCTTTAAGGATCCGGCCGAGACGGCGACCGGCATGTCCGGGATCTTCAAAGGGCTCGTGCTGCACGCGGACAAATTCGCGAAGGCCGGCGTGAAGGTGTACGACGTCGGCAAGGACGGAACGAAGCATCTCAAGCCGCTATCCGAGATCTTCGCCGCCATCGACAAGTCGAAGCTGATCAAAGATCCGACGCTGCTACAAAAGGCGTTCGGGCGTGGCGAGGGAATGCGCGCGTACCAGATCTTCGACGAGCATCTAAAGAAATTCGACGAGCTTGTCGCAGCCGGTCAGGCGACCGACACGATCGGCGAAGATCTCAAGACGAACATCGAGAGCCCGGCCGGCGCGGTCGATGCCGCATTGAACAAGCTTAAGGTCACGATCGCGGAAGCGTTCACACCGGAGCGCATCGCGGCATTCTCAGCGGCGGTCGTGGATCTCGCGAGCAAGGTCGGACCGCTCGTCGGCTTTGTCGAGAAAATCGGCGGCGTGCTCGGCGGCTTCGAAGGCGTCGGAGTCGGCATCCGAAACGCCGTGCTCGGCACGAAGGCTTCACACTATCGAGCGCAGGACGAAGACATTCTAAACGATCCACTCACGATGGCGCAGGCGGCGGCGAGCGGCGGCATTATGAGCGTGAAGCATCGGCAAGACGCAGCGCGCCGCAACATGGCGAACGTCGACGCGTACAACGCGGCGGCCGAAAACATCATGAGCGGCGAAGTGGGAGAGAAGACATCGCCCGAGAGCATCAAGCGAGCGTTCGCGGCGAAGTACGGCAAGACGGGCGGCGAGCGCGAAGCCGGCGCGACCTACCTTACGAATGCCGGCGTGCGCGACCCGGTATCCGATGCGATCAATCGACTCCATCAAGACACGCAACAACTGCAAGCCGATGCGTTCGTGCGGGCCATGGCGAAGGTCGCGATCAATCTCACGGTCGAAGTGGACGGCAACGCGATCGCGGTCGCGCACAAAAAGTCGGCGGTCCATCGGCAAGGGGTAGCGAAGTAATGGCGCGAGCATTTTTTACGTCGTCGTGGGGCTCGGAGCGGCTGTGGTTGTCGAGGATTTCCACCGACGACAACCGTAAACAGGTCGTGCAGCAATACACGCGCGGCGACGTGCCCGACGTCGACGATCGCGGGAACGAGCCCAAGATCGTTCGGTGCTCGCTACTCTTCGACGATCTCACCGGCGAGACACGCGACCCGATGGAGCGGCTTGAGTCACTGATCGCGCTGAAGGATACGGGGAAGCCGCAACTCTTCGTCCATCCGATCCACGGCACATTCCTCGCGGCGATCGAGCAGTTCACACACTCGATCGACTCCACGAACACGATCACCGCGGAAGCGACCTTCGTCGCCACCGAAGCCGTGGGCGCATTCGCGGCGGTTCCGATCGCGATCACGAGCGAAGTCGACGGCTCGACGATCAACGCGGCGGCCGACGGGCTAACCGCTACGCTCGCCGACGTCGACCTAACGAGCGGCCTACCCGATAGCGCGAAGGCGGCCGGCGACGTGTTCGATCAGGCGAACAGCGCGCGCGATGTACTCGTGGCCGTGTCGTCGGCATCCGATCGCCTGTGGTCCGAGATCGACGAGCTTCAGGCCGAAGCAGATATCGAGCTTTGGCCCGCGTTCAAGGCGTACGTGATGCTCGGCGAAGCCGTGCGCGCGGCCGGCGCGGCGACGACCGGCGATGTGCCGCTGATGACTACGCGTGTCGATGGGCCGATGTCGCTTATTCGACTCATGGCCGAGATCTACGGCGGCGCGGAAGCGCCCGATCGGAAGATCGAGGCAATGCAGCTCAACGACATTCCAACGCCCGGCCGGATTCCCGCTGGAACACAGCTCCGACTTCGGCAGCCGACCGCACGCGCAGCGTGATCCAATGGCCCGCGCGCATCGGATCTCGATCTCGATCGCCGGGCAATCGGTACCCGGATGGACGAGCTATAGCTTCGGATCGTCGATGCTCGACGTCGTCGACGCGTTCACGCTTACTCGGCCGTTCAACCGTGACGTGTATCGACTGTGCCGGCTCGATGCGGCGGTTAAGATCAAGCTCGATGCCGTGACCGTGATCGACGGAATGATCGGCACACGCGATCACGACGCCGACAAAGACACGCACGTGATGACGATCACCGGCCGATCGAAGATGGGTCGCGTCGTGCAGGAATCGGCGCCGACGGTCGGGCTCGACGATATCCCGCTCGATGAAGCTGTGCGGCGGCTCGCGAGCCCTTGGTACACGCGCGCCGTGTTCTCCAATGCACGGAACCGCACCGTAGTGCGCGGGCGCGGCCGGAAAGCGGCGGCGGCCGACGAAGCGCTCGTCGCGAAGGTGCGCAAAAAGACGTGGCAGGTAGAGCCCGGTCAAACGCGCTGGAAGATCATCAATGACCTTGCATCCGAAGCCGGCTATCTCGTGTGGCCGAGCGGCGACGGGAAAGAGCTGATCATCGGCCAGCCGAACTACAAACAGGGGATCCAGTTTCTGATCACGAATCCGATCGGGCGCTCGCGCATGATCCCGACGGCGATTCGGTTCAACGTCACGGAGTCGATCGAGGATCGGTACTCGCTGATCATGGCGCTCGGAAGCGGACAAGGCGACGCAGCGAACTACGGCGATTCAGCCGTGACCCGACGCGATGTCGTGCGCGACGGCCCCGCGTCAGATGGCACCGGCCGAGACTTCATCTTGCCGAAGCGGCTGATCCTCGCAGAGCGCACGCTACATAATGACGGCGAAGCGCATCAGCATGCCACGCGCGAGATGGCTCGCCGCGACTTCCACAAGCAAGTGGTGCGCGTCACGATGCCGGGCCACGGCCAGATCACCGGCGGAAGTATGCCGACGCTCTTCGCCTACGACACGATCGCACGCGTCGTCGACGAGGAAACCGATCCGAAGATCGACGGGCCGTACATGATCTATGATTGCAAGTTCAAGGGCTCGCGCGACGAAGAAACGACGGAGCTTCTACTCGTGCCGAGCGGTACAGTGTTCGCGCAATGACCTGGACCGCTGAAGATTTTGCAAACGCGATCGGCGAATTCCGCCGGACGATGCGCGGGCTCGTGCGTCGAGTGAAGGTCGATCTAACCGATGCCGGCGGCTTTTGGCGCGTGCTCGGTCATACGCTATTCGATCCGACCGATCGCGAAGGTCGCGACGTCGCTAACTATCCAGGCATCGGCATCGCTGCGCGGCCACCGGTCGACGCTGGCGCGGAAGCGATCGTGGTGAACGTCGGCGGCCAAAACAATCCGGCGATCGTTGCGACGCGCGACGAGGCTACACGGGCGAAGGTCGACGACGTCGCCACCGACGAGACGGCGATCTACAACTCGTCGGCACGTGTTCATGTGAAGGTCGACGGGTCGATCGAGGCGCGCACGCACGCCGGCACGGCCTCGCAGCTCGTCACGATGGACGATTTCAACGCATTGATCGGGATCCTGAATGGGGCTGGCACCGGCGCGGCGACCGCGATCCCAGCGGCTATCGCTGCGTATCAAGGCGCACATCCGACGTGGCCCGATGGTACAAAGAAATTCGGAGCTGAATAGATGGCGACCGATCAGCGCATCGATCCGAGTACACGAGACTACATCGATCTTCCAAACGGCGATTGGGAAGAAGTCGACGATAGTAGTACCGCGGTCATGATCCAGCTCGACGCCGACGAAGGAGCGTGGTGGGGCGACCCACTCTCGGGAAGTCAGATCGGCGCACTCATGCGATACACGCAAGGCGAAGGCATTACGACGGCCGAGACGATCCGCGACGCAGCTCGCCGCGCACTCAACGCGCTAGCAGCCGTCGGGATGATCTCTGACGTCGCGACGACGATCATCGAAGAGCGCACCGGCTTTGCTGGGATCCTGCTTCAGTGGTTCGATCACGCTAGCAATCGGCCGGTCGACTTGGCCTATAGTCCGCTCGGCGGGTTTCCACGATGAGCTACAAAGTACCGACCTTCGAAGAGCTACACGGATTCCTCGTCGGATTCTGGAAAGCTCTTTTCCCGTTGTCGAATGTCGGCACGCGGTTTTCGTATCACTGGAAGCGGCTTCGCGCGTACGCGGGCGGGATCACCGATCTGCACGCGCATATCGACTCGGCGCAAAACGACGTCATGCCCGACACGTCGCTCGGATCGTTTCTCTCACGATGGGGGAAGGCCGTAGGCGTCGCGAAGAAGTCGGCGACCGGAGCGCGGGGCACCAATGCGCTGCGCGTGTACGGAACTGTAGCGGCGCCGTTCAATGCGAATCTAGAGCTGACACATACGCCGACGGGCTTCCGGTTTCAGAACACGGAATCGGGCGTGATCGGCGCGAGCGGCTACGTTGATGTCGACGTGGCGGCGATCGACACCGGGGCGGCAACGCGACTCAACGTCGGCGAAGCTCTCTCGTTCACGGCGCCACCCG